GGCTTACGCCCTCCGATTCAGACCACACATGTGGATCTGGGTCTGCCGTAATCGGACCAACGCCAACTCTCCAGTTGAGCGCGGTACGCCTGACCCGCTTGTATCGCACGTCTCGCGACGGTCGAGTATCAAATGGGATATCACAGTCCACGGCCCGAAAATCGCCATAATGCTTCACATTCCTACTGAGCTGATGCTTCGCAGCAGCAGACCCATTATGGAGTATGAAATATAAAGCGAGGGGGCTTGCAACCCTCACAAACGTCCTCTCGGCCTTAGGGACCCAAGCAAAATAATGCTCGGGGCCTTCATAGCTACAATCATAATCCTTAATCCCTGCATCGTCAGATTCCCAGAGTGGAACCTGATTCTGCAAGCGACGAGGAACGTGATCCAGGAGAACGCGTAAGGTACGCTTCAATGCAATATTGAAGTGACCCGCAAAGGCAGCAACTCGATTATAAGCCGACAAAATGTCATAAGCAGAATCGAGACATTTGATAAACACTGGCCTACAAAATTGACCATCGTAATAGTCATGACCGCAGGACTCACGAAAAGGGTTATCGTGAGAAAACGACTTTTCCAAATTAACGGAAAAACCGGCAATACGAAGAACCGCACAAGCGGACTCGTACAGGCGATCTACAACTATAATGTCGTCCCCGTTAACCGCAAGGTTAACGTCCCCTCGGCATACCGGGTGTAACCCAGCGTGCCTATAAAGGGACCGCATTAAGCAGAGGAATATCATGGTCTGAAGGGGAAAAGTAAAGCCATTCCCCATGGACGAAAACATCCTTAAATCCACAAACGGATCAAGGAGTCCCTTCTCTTTAACAAAATGAGCTGGGAGTTTCGTCCGAGGCGAACGAATCGCCTCTAGACAGTGCAACATTGAAGGAACATATGCAAGAAACCAACGAATCAATCCGCACGAGATAGTATCAGATGCGGAAGATAAGTCGATTGTTGCATATGTCCGATCGCGCGAACCTTCTTTTGCGAGAAGGCGATTATAGGCTTGTTGGTTAGACAGGTCTAAATCGGCGCACCGGAACATGGCAATAGAAAAGAGCTGCCCGAAGGCAAGCTGCAATTCCATATTTGTCACATTTTCGGTTGCAGTAACGCGATCAATGTCGAATGTTTTAGGAACTGTAGACAGGCTGTTGTAGGCCAGTATACGTACTGGACGGTGATTAAAGGCACTCGCCATATCACCGTGGTAAGCGAACCCGATGGAACGCCACGAGTAAGCAACCGCTTCACTTGTGGCAGGTATATGCGTCGCAGCAAGTTTGCTAGCATAACAGGAACCTTTCTGACCATTGGATTGGCCAGGCCCTGGACGCATATTCATAGCGATATCTTCGACACAGGGAGTGTCAAAGCCACAAGACTCCAGCATGCGTGAAAAGTCCAACCTTGCTTCCTCAAAAATTGTTTCATAGAGAGGAGGTGGGGCGAAACTAAGTTCGCATGTTGCATTGCAGCTCAGAAATTTTTCAACAGCTCGTGAAGAGCGTTGATGAGCTGACACATGTTCCCGTTCTGGGAAAGGTCCTGGGTATTTCTTAAACATGTCTCGCAGAACGAGCCTGAGAAGCTCAATCCTGTGAGGAGCACAATTAAGAAACGCTTCGCCGACATCGGTTTTATACGCTTCATACAACTTTTGCGTGAGGTGAGTAACCATGACGCGCTCCAAGAAGAAGGTTAACTAAGTCTACAGCAACCCTGAGGTTGCCGTATCACCGATGGAAGCCGACAATTGGTTAACAAAACCAAAATGAAGGCTCAAAGATGCCCGAACATTCGGTGCATCATAAGCATCGGCGCCGGCAGGGACGGAGATTTCAGTGCGAACTGGCATCACTTGTGATACCTGATTCGCAGCCGGAATAACGCCCTTCCGAGTAATGACTTTGTATACGTTCTTGGGAACGCGTAGCAAGACTCCAAGACTGGAGTTGAATGCTGGCAACACCTTCAACTGTGCAGGTCTACTTACTGTAATAGTAAATGGATCTGACGCCGAAGAAGTTCGAACACCCGTCTGCGTTCCACCGAGGGCCGTTACAGCACTCTGTTTAGAAGTGCTATTAAGGGCTAAATCAGTGGTAAGCGTATAGGTGGGCGATGTGAGGCCGGTTTGGCTACTGCCCGTGACTGTGGCAGGCATGGAAATTGCCATGACATTTGTCCTGGTTATTTGTGGGAATGATAAAACCACTTACGCTGCTTGCGGCGATTGACAGGATGTCTTCTCTCCAAGCGGTGAATGTGGTTCAGTAATTTCCTCTCGTCGTCCTTATAATGGGACACCTTCGAAAGGACTAAGGCGGCTAAATTTTCCACTTGGCCGACTATGGGCATCTTAAAAGATAGCTGCGGGAGTCTAAAGGTAGAGGTTACGTCAGATCGACTAAAGGTTGTTTTGTGCGACTCTTTAAAACCATCCGTTTGCG